AAGATTGTTACTATATAGAATTTTCCTGCTGCCCTTTCGATGAACGATCCAGATCCTGCTCGAAGTGCTCCGATACAGAATGGAGTTGTGTCGTCATCGTAAAGCGTTGCTACATGCGCTCCTGATGTGTAGCTGTGTGCTTTTATGTCATTGTTTACCCTGATCTCTTCGCTCCCGCCTGCGCCATTGTATTCGACCATTGTTACGAACGGTGCTGTCTCCGAAAATGGGTCATATGATCCTGTGTAGAATTGTGAGTGACTGCTTCCGTCTGATGATGGGATGCCTCCAATATCATTTGTTGGAGGCCAGAATCTTATGCCGTAACTCTTCTTGCTTCTTGATGCGTCCCAATAGGTAAAGATGCTGTAACACGTTGATCCTGGTCGTGTTATAGCAAAAATTGTATTCTCATCACCAATTATCAATTGACCATCTTTGTTCCAGTTATGAGCTCCCGTGTTTCCTAGTCCGAATTCGTAGTATCGGTCTGTATGTCGCCCCTCATCGTAACTGAGAGCTCCGAGGTTGAGGTGAATGTCTGTATCATCTGTTACTGGTTTCAATGAGAAGTCATCCACTACTACTGTCAGAGGAGTTCCTGCTCCACCGTTTACGATTTGCAGTGCTTTTTGCGATGTGACGTTGTCTGGGAATGATGCGTAAAACTCAAACTCCACCACCCCGTCGGCTGGTGTATATTCTTGTTGTAATCCAACGTACCATGATGTCCACCCTACCCATCTTAGTCGTGCTACTCCTTGTTCTACGAGTAGCTTCCCTTTGATTTGGTAGGTCTTGAATGGCGTATCTACGATTGATTGTGTAATAACGCTTCCACCGTAATCTTCATCTCCTTCGATTCTCCACGCCCTAGTTCCTTCTGAGTCCCATGGCAGCGTTGTGACTATGGACTGTGTGCCGTTTACTCCTACATAAAACCATCCGTCAGGGGTGTTTCCTGTGAATGCTTCCATGCTTCCGTTTATCAATGCGTCTGCACCGACCTCGATATGTGGCTTTGAAAACTCTCGCACTAGGTTTGTGTGCATTTGTCGGAAGTCATAAATGAAATCCGCACCCATGTGCTTGAGCGTGTAAACAGCATCCCTCGCCCGTTGTCGTCTTCGTATTGCTCGGGACATAATGTTTGTTTAGTCTTGTAAGTCTTGTGCGTTGCGGTATGCAATCACTTTTAATGATCCGCTTTGTCCTGTAGGTGCGATAACTTTTAATTTCGTTACTGCGTGTCCTACTGGCATTGCTTCTGGTACTCCAGCTGGAAGGAACCAGTCTTCCGCTTGTGATCCGTCTGCTTTTGGTTCTTCTCCGTCTAGACGCAAATAAACATCACACCCGATTGGTTTGATGATGATTTCGTTTACTGCATCCAAGGCGATTGTTGTTACTGCACTGTCTGCGACTGTGTCGCCAGCGTGCAAAGGTAATAGGCTTGGCATAGTCTTTTTTTATTTATGAGGTGAGTTTGTGTTCTCGCACTTGCCCCCGACGAGGGAGGCAAGTACAGAGCGCAAACTAGTCACGCAATTCCCAGTTGAGCTGAACCTTCAAGTTTGCACTTGAGAGGTCAGTTGGGTTTGGTGAGCCATCGTCCTTGATATGAACACGCAATTTGATTACGTCTCCACCTTGGATGTCTTGGTTCTGGTCAACAGGAACCTGATATGGGGTTTCTGCTGCGAGCTCTGCATCGTCAGTCTTTGATACTGCGCTTGAGAGGCTCTGAGCTTGAGTTTCGTTGTAAATCTCAAACTCATAGTGACTGTCAGCATCAGATGAAGCTGTTGGAGTGTCAGAGATGACTGTTCCACCTTTGATTCTGGCGTTCATTGGTGCTGCCATAACGAACAGGTCGTTGTTCAGCTGATCTGATCCATTTGGTGCTGGAAGTTGTGAAACTTCTGTCACCTCAGTCTTGTTTCGTGCATCATTGTGAAGATCAGATGACTTGATCTCGCCGTCTTTGATCTTTGCAGATGTAACAGCGTCAGCGTCAAGCTCATCTTCCTTTACAGCACCAGCTGCGATCTCATCAGACTCTACTGCATCTGTTGCAATTTCGTCCTTTGTGACAGCATCTGTTGCGATTTCGTCACTGTCTACAGCGTCTGTAGCGATCTCATCGCTATCTACTGAGTCAGTTCCGAGGTCGCTGGCGTCGATCTCACCCGCTACCACTTCTTGAAAGTCGCAAGATGTCTCGCTTCCTTCGTTGATAAATACCTTATCAGTTGTGGTATTGGTGAATTCTGCGCCCGTTGCGAACCCTGCTAATGTGGCGGTTGGAGTCGTCGCACCGTGAGCTTCAACGATATAACCGCTGTCGTCACGCTCGTCTACGTCCAATGTCACACCATTGATGACGACCTCGTCGTCATACACTTTTTCTTGTACAGACATAAGTGTGGTTTTTTCTTATTGATTAGATGTCGCCTTCGAGGTCTTCTTCTAAGTCCTCTTCTGGCTCTTCTGTTGTCTTTGCGTCGCCACTCTCTACAGGCTCTTCAACCTTTGGCTCCTGTGCAGGAGCTTCTGGATTACCTGCCTGTTTGAGATCAGACTCGTACTCTGCACGCTCTTCTGGTGTGCACAGTAGTTGTACATCACCAGTTGCTTCAAGCTCTACGAGCTTTTCGTACTGAGCAGCGTCTCGGATAGGGTATTCGACGTTATTACGTCCAACGTACCTACCACCATGACGACGCATACGGATTACTTGTGAAATCACTTTGAATGATTTTGGCATATGTATGCGTCTTTATGGGTTTCTAGTCCAGCAAAGGGTGGGGGTTAGCCCACCCCTGTTGGTTTATCTCTATAGTCCGTAAACACGAGCGTGGTCAGTAGTCACGTCTTTCATGACGAGAGTTACTTGTCCCTGCAAGGTTTCGTGGATTGTTCGAGAGTTAGATGGTTCAGCGACGTACTTGAGAGTATCGTCCTTGTACCATACCTTCTGGATCTTTCGGCTGTTCACGATGTACATGATTCCGAGGTCATCTGGAAGGCGTGGATCTGCAACGAGTCGAAGCATTCCAACATCGTCTGCTTCGTAGAAGCTGATGATGTGTCCTGCTACTCGCTCTGATCGTTCTGTCTGCGTGTAGGTGTTGTTCAAATCATTGAATGTTGCCTTCATCGCTGGTGACATGATCACAGTGTCTGGGCTTCCTCCACGTGCTGCAATCTCTTGGATTGTTGCTTTGAATTTAGCCTCTGTGAAAGTACCAGAGTAGTCATCATTGATGGTTCCACTGGTTTCTCGTAGCCAGTACTCAAGTCCACCCATTGAAGATGGCTTTGTGCTGGTTCGTGAGCGACGCTCACCGAGCAATACTGATCGGTTGAGCTTCTTGAGCGCACGGCTCAATGCTCGTGTACGAATCTCGTCTAGCTTGTCAGCTACGTCTTCGTACTTCTGGTTTGCACCAGTCTTAGATACTACTACAGGCTCTTCGATGAGCTGCATGTAGTTCTTTCGCTCTTCGTTTTCCTCGAGCAAACCATCTTGGTCTACTGTTGATTCAACGTGAGCTGATCCGACAATGTAAATGTCGGTAGTTGCAACGTGTGTTGCTGCTGAGGTACTACCGTGTCCACGTTCGTGAACGTCGATAGTATCCGCTGTTCGGTTGACACCTGAGACAACGACATACTCGTCTTCTACACGTAGAACGTCACCGATCTGAACGATGTCAGAGAGGTCTGAGTCAACCTCAAGACCTGCTGTGTCAGTGTTGTTCCATCCAGCAGCTCCGACCTCACCTTGGAGTTCGTATACTACTGCGTCGTACCACTTCACTTCGATGGAATTTGATGCTTCGCCTTCGGCAAAGAGATCCCATGTTACGGTGTTGCGGGCTTCAACGAGTGTCGCCAATCCACGGACAATGTCATCTACAAATGAGCTGTCCTGTGTCAAATATGTTCCAAATGCAGGCATATTATGCGACTTTAGGAGTTACTTTTCTTTAGTTCGACGATTTTACGAGTAACCTCTCGGATGCGTGACGCATCCTTGCCAGCGAGTCCACCCTCTTCACGTGACTTCTTCAAAAGTTCGTCACGTTCCGCTTCTAGCTGCCCTAGCTCATCGCTAGGTGCTTTGCTTTCATCTCCTTTTGGTTGACCTTTCTCGGTCTTCTTTGCCCCCCCTACGGCTGCGAGAGCCTCACGGTTGGCGGTGATGTAGTTTAGCTTTTGGCGGTCTGAGTAGTCCTCTGGGATAAGACCTCGGCGGTCTTCTGGGATGTTTTCGAGCTCAGCTTCAAGCATTGTTTTGAAGACTTCATCGTCTTTAGCACGTTGCTCTGATAGCTTTTTGAGTTCTTCATCTTTGGTTTCCGCTTCTGTCTTATACTTGTTGGCTAGTTCTTCGTATTCGCCTTTTTCACGCTGTTCTGCTTCCTCGATTTCCTTGAGCTTGCGCTCAGCTTCCTCGGCTCGGCGTTCAGCGTCTTTTTTCTCCTTGTAGGCTTGATCAAACTTCCCCTTTGGGACGGTTTCGGGCTTTTTGCCCTCGTCGTCATCCTCTGGGTCTTTTTTCTCAGGCTCTTTGGGGTCTTTGTTTTCCCCACCCTCTGGAGACTTCGGGTCTTTGTTCTTATCGTCTTCGTTTGGCATAGAACGAGCGTTGATTATAGTGAGTCGCCTCTCACGACGGAATAAAAAGAGTCCGCTCTCTGATGCCTGCCTATGGCATCTTAGACACAAGGATGTCTGATGTCGTTACTTGTATTGTAGCATGAAAAATAAAACTGCAACACCCTACTATAGGTATTGCAGTTCTGGTCGTGCTTGAATTATGTGCCGACAATTGGGGTGAAAGATAGGGTAGTCACTCTCTTGTGGCTTCGGGTATTTCTTTCCTGTCGTGTCGTAGATCTTGCCTTCGTGCGGTACGCAAATCTCGCATGCGCCTCCGTGTGTTGAGATTTGGAAGACTGTAAGCCCTAGGTTTGCCATGCGTGTCATGCTTCCTTCGTTTGCGCTCTTCATGACCATGGTGCGTGAGATCATGCGTGTGTACTCCTTCAGGCTCATTCTAGCACCGTTTTTCTTAGTAAATGCTGTGATTCCGCTCGGTGTGAAGATCTGGTCACGCAGTTCTCTTGCGATGACTTCCATGCTGTCTCCTGTGAGGACTCCTGTTGCTACTTTTTCACGTATTTGCCGTCTTAGGGCTGCGTTTAGCACGTTTCTGCTTTCCCTGCTTACCACTGTCAGTGTTTGTCCGAATTGCAGATAGATCTCTTGCATGAGTGCCTGTATCTGCTCTTTTTCAGCTATTGACAGTTGCTCGAAGGTTATGCCTACTGCTGCGCCCTTTACTGCGCTCTGAATGTTATCCACACCCAGTAGGTAGGACTGTTTGACTGTGTCTTGTATCGGCTTTTGTGTCTGCGCAAGTGCTGCGTTGATAACCTTCTCGTTGAAAGTTATCGTTTGGTTCACGAGGTTTTTGTTGAGCTGGCTGCTTAGCGTATTGCGCATGCGGTCTTGCATGATTCGGTCTGCTTTCTCGTAGATCTCCACCACACGCCGTCCTGCAAACTCATCCAGCTCTTTGAGGTGCTTCCTATAGTTGAATGGCATACTTGATCGTCACGATTGTGGTGAATAAAAACACGAGCAAGACCATGTGCGTGATCCCAAGTAGGATCAGTATGCGCATGATCTTTTTCTTTGGCAGCGTTGCTGCGGTGAGTATGTCTTCTGCTACCTGCTCGTAGGCTTTCACGACTTCGTACTCATTCGTTCGAATTTTGCGTACGGTTTGTCTGATGCCCATATTATAGTTCTGGTAATGCCTCGAATGGGGCTATTTCTGGTGCTTCTGATCGGATTCGCTCTGCTTCGTTTTCTGCTTCTTCTGTGCTGAGGTCATCCATTTTTTCTAGTGCTGTTCGTGTTGATACAAGGTCTGCGCTCTTTCGTGCGACCATTTGGTTCACTACTGCTGTCATGTCCTTTGGTAGTACGTCGTCAAACTCTACGCTAACCTTAGCGTCTTCTTTGCCCATGACTCGGAGTGCGTACTCAAGTGCGTGCTCTACGGCGTATCGCATGGCTACCTGCTTTCGGTGAACCTTGCGCATTGATGGGAACAGTCGGATGCGCATGGCTTCTACCTTTTCGTTTCCGCCTGACATCCCTTCGATGTTCAAAAGCTCAGGTGGTACCTTCACGATTCCTAGTGCTGTGAGCATGAGCTTGTCTGTGTATTTGAACGCTGCCTCGAGCATGCTGTTCGTGTTGTTGATGTACTGTGGCACCATCTGCCCTTCTCCGACCTCAAAGAAGTCGATCTCGTGCGCCTTGACTGACGCTTCCTCTCCTTCCTCGTCTGATAGGGTTCCTGTTGGTACTGCGAGCTTGGCGTTGAGGTGCTTGATGAGCTGAACGCTGACGTGTGTCATGCGGTCATTGATCTCTCGTAGGAGGCTTTCTACGTCCTTGTAGTCGCTCTTTCCTTGTGGGTTTGTACGTCCCTTGAGGTTTCGTACGTCCCAGATTGGGATGCGCTTTGTGTATTCGAGCGTTACTGGTGCGTCTGCGATTTCTGGATAAAGCGTGACGTATTCTGCGTTATCGTTGAGGAGTGTGCCCTCTGTCTTGTCAACCTTGCACTCTCGGAGCTCGTATCGGAATGTGACCTCTTCGTCTTTTCGTTCGTAGATGGTCTTGTACATGAGTCCGTTTGCGTATTTTCCTAGCGGATCTGCTAAAAAGCTGACGAGAGTTACCTTTGTTGGGTTGTTGTGTCGCCTGTCTCGTGCGTCGTATTCTGGGAAGTATTCGTTTGGATTTACGTCTTCGAACACTACTTTCATATCTCCTTCGCCGTCCTCTGTTGTTCGTACTCGAAGGATTCCGTATCCGTATCGTGATTGGTCTTGTGCGATGTCGTAGAGCACCTCGTCTAGGTTATTCTCTTCGATCATCTCATTCAGCGTTTTTTGTGCTTCTTCATCCTCTGTTGAGTATGAAAGCCCTTCACCGATCTGCATGTCGGCGAAGTAGTCTGTGATAAGGGCTGGAAGGTTGTTTGTGATGTAGAGCTTCTTTTCTGTCTTTGTATCATCGACGAAGTAGTCTTTGATTCCCCAGAGCTCTGCATGCTCACCGTCGTATAGCCTTTGATAGTTCCTCAGCTGATCGAGGTACCTCATTTGCTTATCCGTTGGAAATGTTGGATTTGTTGTTGGCATATAGGTTTCTTATGTGGACATTATAACACTTTCTCACTTTTTTTTGTGTATCCTGCTACGTGATTTCGAGAGGAACGCCTCGTCGACTGCGTAAATGCCCACGTCGCAGAGGTCATCGTTCTTTGTTTTTCCGAATTTTGTTGTTTGTTCTACGAGTTTTCTGAGCTTTTCGTGCCCCTTCAGGACATAGACGTTTCCCTTTTCCCATTGTGCGGATACGGCAATCAGTCGTGTTCGTTTTTTTCCCTTTGGTCTGATTCGGATCGTCTTCATCCGTTGAAACTCTTTGTCTAGCTGTTGGCAGAGGTAGTCGAATCCTGTCACTGCCTCTACTCGTGGTCGCCACACTTGGTTGCCGTAGTATTTGGCAAAGGTGTTTGTTGTGCGCTTTATCTGCTCTAGCGATGCCCATTGTTCGTCTGCGTCGATCAGGTACAGACGTTTTGTCTTTGGTTCGTATCCTGCTATGAGCCATGCTGTCGGGTCGTTCTTTGTGTCCTCTGATACGGCGGGGTCGATGTACATGCGCACGACCATGCTGTCGATCGGTGGTATTTCGTTCGGTGATACCCAGTTTACCCAGCTATCTCGCACGATCTGATCCTCTTCTGATATCGGCTCGAGCATAAACTCTTGCCTGAA